TCTGGATTAGACAATCTAGCTGAAACAATATTAGGGGGAATAGGAGCTATAGAAGTAGTTAATGTTGCTACAAATACAAGTGATGTAGCTAATGAAGTAGTTAATATTCAAAGTGAAGCTACTTTTTAATAAATTTTTATTATATTTGTTAAATATTTAAATATATGTTTGTTTCTAAAATAAAAAAGGCTTTAAGGCTAGAAAAGTGTAGAAGTTGTAAATATAAAAGAGGGGATTTCTCGCTTTTTGGAATAGTTATCTTCAAAAGAGTTAAGCAATGTAAACTTTGTAAATGCTCTATAAATGCTAAAGCATCTTTAAAGCTTGGCTCTTGTCCTTTAAATAAATGGTAATGAATCCTAAACACAAAGCATTAGAATTAAGTAATAGAGATGAAATTATAGAAGCCTATAACAACTCATTTAAGGCACAACCAGACAAAAACAAAATAAGGCTATTAATAAACACCTTTAACGATGTTCATAATAGTGATGTTATAACTATTGGTAGTTATTATAGTTGTGGAGATTGTAGACGTTCAGTTAAACATTTTTGGAAATATATTATTGAAAAATGGCAAAAGACATAATAGAGGAGCTTTTAATTAAGTATAATTTAGAAGCTGATAAGAATACTATTGATGCTGTAGAGAAAATTATTTCTTTAGGGTTTGATGCTTTATGGTTAAGAAATGTTCAGATAATAAAAGACTTTGATATTCTTTATAAATTAGGTACACCAACAATGAGAGCCTACACAAATCTAGGTATAAAGTATCATTGCAACTACAGAACAGCTATGGAAGTTATTAGAAATAGAAGATTGTATGAAATATAAAGTTTTGTTATATATTTAACAGTTAGTTAAAATTACATTTAGTTTGTAAAACTATTTAACATTTTAAACGTTATATATTATATAAAATTATATGTATGATATTTAACAAAGTTTCAGAGAACAAAGCGGAGTTAGACATTAATGATGAGATAGGTTTTTGGGGTATCACCCATCAAGACTTTACCAATCAGTTAAAAGATGTAGGAGATAGAGATATTCAATTAAACATTGCCTCTTATGGTGGTGCTGTTGTTGATGCTTTCGCAATCTACAACTCTTTAAAAGCTCATGCAGGTAGAGTTACAGCAAATATTTATGGAGACAGTGCAAGTTCAGCTACATTTATTGCTATGGCAGCAGATGAAATTAAGATAGCTGATAATGCTATGTTTTTAATTCATAATGTTTGGGGTGAGGTTACTGGTGAGGCTGATGATTTAAGGAAGGTTGCTGATAATATGGATAAAGTAAACGCTAATATCATAGATGTTTACAAAAAACGTACAGGCTTAAACAAATCTAAAATTAAATCTCTTATGAATGAGGGTGATTGGTTAACAGCTAAAGAAGCTAAGGCTAATAATCTTGTAGATAAGATAGTTGAGCCTAGCGACATATTCAACAGAACAGAATCTACATTAATGAACTGTGCTAATGCTGACATGAAAGAGGCATTATTAAATAAAGTAAATCAATTAAATAATAATAAAAACCAATTCGAAATGAATGAAGAAACAAAAGGTTTCTTAGCTACTTTGAAAGAGGATATTATGAACGCTATTAAGCCGACAGAAGTAGAAACTCCAGTAGTAGAGGAAACAAAAGAAGAAACATTTTCTAAAGAAGATGTAGAAACAGTTTTAAATTCAGTTAAAGATGAAGTTTCTAGTTTAAAAGAATCTAACGAAGTATTAGTTAATTCTAAAAATGAGGAAATAGCTAATCTTAAAGCTGAGTTAGAGAAAGCTAACAACAAAAAAACAGAGGTTAAAGGAGAAGATAACTCTCCAGAAAACGACTCTAAAGAAGTAAAAGAGAGTGCTTTTATGGCTAAAACTCTTAAACGTTTAAATAATAAATTTAAAATAGGATAAAATGGCAGAAGTTTTAACAGCGAATTTTTCGCACACGTATGCTGGTGAAGAAGTAATTAACGAGTTATTTTACCAACCAGAGGAAAATGTACCTTCACTAAGTGAAATGTACCAATTCAAAATGATTAAAGGAGATAAAGCAAATATCTATTTACCACAATCATTAAGAAAAATATTAAGAAAATACTCTACTTGTGGTTTCACAGCAGCAGGAGGAGTAGCAACAATTGACGATAAAACTATTTCAGTTGAGAAAATTAAAGCGAATCTAGAAGAGTGTGTTGATACTTGGGATGATACTATTTTTGCTGAAATGATGAAAACTGGTGTTAATAGAGATGATTTATCTGGAACAAAAATTGATGAAGTTATTAGAACTCAATTTGTAAAAGGTGCTAAATCTGACATTCATAGAATTATCTGGTTTGCTGATGCTAATGATGCTGATGCTGATTGGAATCAATTTGATGGTTTTGTAACTAAAATGTTAGATAACTCTGCATCTATAGGAGCTGATTGTTTTATTGACATGAATGCTACATCGTTTGAATCTAGCGACTCTTTAGCTACAGATGGAGCTTTAGGATTATTAAGACAAATGTGGGAAGGTCAATCAGCAGTATTGAGAAACTTACCAGCTACAGAAAAGAAATTTTATGTAACTAACACAGTTATTGATAACTACGCTACTACTTTAGAAAATCAAGGTAATGTAGAAGGTCAAAGATACATTCAAGATGGTGTTACTACTTACAAATTTAGAGGAGTAGAATTAGTAGCAGTTCCAGAATGGGATGTAAATTTAGCAGACTCAACTAACCCACACTACACAGGAGCTGGATTAGGTATAGGTTCTAACTTTATTGTATATGGAGCTACTAAAAACTTAGTTTTCGGTTCTGATGTATCAGCAGGAGAAACTTCGTTTAAAGTTCGTTATGCTGATGATGACGATGAGAAAATGAAATTAATTTCTAAGTTCAAATTAGGAGCTGAGATTATTCATTACGAATATGTTTGTGTAGCATACTAAAATAAATTATAGAGGGTAGTTAATTCTACCCTCTTCACTATAAAAATTAATAAAAATGGCAGAATTATCAAATGATATTCTTTTAACTTGTGACGATGAAAATCGTAGAGGAGGTATAAAGAGAATATTCGTAATAAATAGAGAGAATGTTACCAGCTTTACAGCAGGTGGCACTGACCATGATTACACAGCTGTTACTTTAGATGCTACTTCTGATGTTTGGTTTGAAATCCAAATAGATGATGAAAGTGGTTCTATGATTGCAGAAGGTAGTAGAGAGAATGGAAGTTCATTACAAGAGCATACAGTAGAGGCTTTAGCTCCTAGAATAGAAAAGGTAAAAGCTAAAACATTGCAGGATTTATTTACATCATGTAAAATCATTGTAATTGTAGAAACTTATGTAAGTGCAGGAACATATAATAAGGCTTTTGTTGTAGGTTATGATGAATTACTAGGAAGTGATGCAGCTTTAAGAGCTAACATTACAACTACTTTAGAGGCTGAGTTACAAGGTCAAAACGCTTACACTATATCAATGACTGGTAAGAGTGGAGAAATAGCTAGAGAATACGTTGGAGATATTGAAACAAATAGCTCTGGAACTGTAAGCTTTGGTTCATAATATATAAGGGGGGTTTAAAATCCCCTCTTTAACTTAAAAAAATTTATATGTATAGTATTAATAAGAGTGGTTACGGTAAGAAGTACTGTTATATTAAAGGATGCTTTAATTTAACGAGCGAACTTACACAAAAGGAACTTAAACAATTATATAAAGACGGTTGTAATTTTATAGAGCATGAGCAAACCACAACAAGCGAGGAAACCACGACACAAGTCGAGGAAAGTACAGCAAAAAAATATAAGAGCGTTAGCGGTAAGCGACGCACAAGCAACAAACGAAAAGGAAGCGAAGAGCCAGAAACAGACTAAATGGCATCCTTTCTTTAAAGGCTCTGATAATGTTTACATTAATGATTTAGCATTAAGAGCTAAAAGAAGCCCTACACATGGGGCTATACTGCAATCTAAAGCCACTTATACGGCTGGAGAAGATTTCCTATACTACAAAGATGGAGAAGCTATATCTTATAGTGATTTAGATGATAACTTTAAAGATTGGTTAAGCGAGGTTAATTCTGATAGAAATAGCTTACATTGGTTATTTTCTAAAGATAGCTATGATTATATATATTCGGGTAACACCTATGTAGAAGTTGTTAAGGGTAGTGAATTTACTAGCTTATACTATCATGATGCTAGTAAGGTTAGAATAAGCGAGGAAACGGCTTATATATCTGCCTATTGGAGAGAAATAAAGAACGATTCAGCTTACAACAATTCAGATTATCCTGTAGAAACTATAGAGCTTTGGGATGGTAGTTTAGAAACTACTCAAAGTAGATTTTTAGTACATCTAAAGAACGATACTCCAGAGTATGACTATTACGGTTTACCAGAGCATACACAAGTATTAAAATGGGCTGACATTGAATATAAAATAGTTCAGTTCAACTTAGATATGTTTAAGAATGGATTTTTTCCTAGTGCTGCTATAGATATTTTTGGTAAAGCTCCAGATAACATGAGCGACCAACAATACGTTGATAAGATTAAAGATTCTTTTACTGATGAAGGAAATAATCATAAGATGTTTATACAGCTTTTAGACGACCCTTCACAAGCTACAAAAATAACTGAATTTAGTACCGTTAGAGAGGGGCAATTTGAAGAATTACAAAGGTTAGCTACTCAATCAATTATATCTGGTCATAGATGGTTTGCTTCGTTAAGTGGACTACAAACAGCAGGTCAATTAGGAAGTAATCAACAAATAAGAAACGAGTATAACATTGCTTTGAAAGGTTTAGTTATACCGCAATTTCAGAAGCCATTATTAAGAATGTTTAACGATTTAGTTAAAATAGCTGGTTTTGATTATGAGTTGGGTGTTATGAATGTAGCTCCTGTAGGAATTGAAGATAAGATAGAGCCAAAAGAAGTGTTAACTACTGACGAACAAAGAGCTTTATTAGGATATGAACCATTAGAAGAAGATTTAGAAGATGGCAGCGACGACTAAAATTATAACTACAAGCGAGATAAAAGCGTTAGCTATTGTTAACAGTAATTTAGATGTAGCTTATTTAGAGCAATATATTTTAAACACTCAGCGTAAATACATAAGACCTTTTTTAGGTGTTGATTTTTATGATGAAATTTTAGACCAATTAGACAATACAGCAACTTTAACAAGTGATAATGATACTTTGATAGAAGATTATATAAAACCAGCTTTGGCTCATTATGTGACTTATGAGAGTTTGCCACAAATCAGAAATCAAATAGCTAAAGGTGGAGTGTATAATAATCTTAGCGATACTGGTGATGTGGCTAGTGGCGGTGATTATGATAGAATGAGAAATGATTACATAATTAAAGCAGAAGGATTTAAAGAAGAAATTAATTATTTTATTAAACAACAACAAGACTCTGATAGTACTAAATACCCTCTTTATTGTGGGAAAAATAGTCAAAACGGGGGAATAATATTTTATTAAAAATGGATGAATTAAGTAAATTAGTCGGAGAAAATGGCTGTGAGTTTTTAGATAGTGCTAAGACAAGTACTGATGTATATATGATACACGTTTTAGCTGATGCTGTTTTTACAGTATTAAAAGAGGCTAAATCTAAAGGAGATACAGGCGTAGATGTTCTTAGCCACATGAATTTGTCGGGTAAAACAATCCCAGCTGGAGCAATAATAACTCCTTACAAAGAGATTTTTACAGATGTTACAGTAACTACAGGCAGTGTTATGTTATACAAGTTAGGAAAATGATAATAACTCCTTATAGAAATAGTATTTTTAGTGGTAAAAGT